GTTCATTGATGAAGCTCAAGACTTATCATTACTACAGTGGGAAATGGTAAGAAAGATTTGGGCAAGAGCAGGCAAAACTTATATTGCAGGTGATGATGACCAAGCTATATTTAAATGGGCCGGTGCAGATGTAGATCACTTCATAGCACTTAAAGAAGAGGTAGATGATATACAAACACTGGATCAATCTTACAGGATTCCTGGTGGACCCATACACGAGTTGTCTCAAAAAATAATTAATCAAGTACAAAATAGATTTGATAAAGATTATAAACCTAGAGAAGAAGAAGGAGTCTTAAAAAGATATTCTGATATTACACAAGTAGATATGAGTGAGGGTAATTGGTTAGTATTATCTTCTGCAAATCATTTTCTAGATCAAGTTAAAGAAGTATGTGAGCTGCGGGGGTGGTATTATCAATACAAAGGACGTAACTCTATATCTTTAAAATTATTATTAGCACTAAACAACTGGGAGTCTTGGCGTAATGGTGCATTACTTAATCACCTGGAGATAAAAAATATATATGAATACCTTGGGTCAAGTGTATTAGAAGGATTTAGAAAAGGTAAAACACTACACGCAGATAATAAATATACATTAGCAGAGTGTCAGAAAGATCACGGCTTATTAGTATCTACAGTTTGGTTTGAATCTTTTGAAGGATTAGATCCTATCACAGAGAATTACATTCGTAATATGAGGGCGAATGGTGAAACGTTAAATAGAAATCCTCGTATAACAATGTCAACTATACACGGAGCGAAAGGAGGAGAAGCTGACAAAGTTTTATTGATGCAAGACATAACAAACGCTGCACTCGAAACATTTAGTTATGACCCGGATGAACTACATAGATTATTTTATACCGGAGCGACGAGAGCGAAGCGTGAATTGCACGTTTTGGATCCAAGAGATTTTGATCGAGCTTATATACTATGACCAACAAAGAAATATTTAAAAAAGCTACATACGACTCACTAGATAAACAGGTGGGTGGAAAACATTATAAGAATATGAAGATCCAACCTGCTGAATTTATTAACGAAAACAAGTTGCTTTTTGCAGAAGGCAACGCTATAAAATACATCTGTAGACATCAATCTAAAGGAAAAGAAGAGGACGTGAGAAAAGCAATACATTATTTAGAGATGGTTCTTGAAAGGGACTACGAATGAGAAGTACCCAGATCCCGTTATTCACACCAGAAACGGAATGGGTTATGCCAGAAGAACTAAAAGATCTTCGAGGACATAAAGAAATAGCAATCGATTTAGAGACTAATGATCCACATTTAAAAGAGCTGGGCTCTGGTAATGTCACTGGAAAAGGACATATTGCTGGCGTTGCGGTGGCCGTAGAGGGCTGGTCAGGGTATTTCCCTATCCACCACGAGTCTGGTGGTAATATGGACAAAAATCTAGTTTTAGAATGGCTTAAAGATATTTGTAATCAACCTGATACTACCTTTATATTTCACAATGCAATGTATGATATTTGTTGGTTAAGATCAGCAGGAGTTATTGTCAAAGGTAAGATAGTTGACACAATGATAGCAGCGTCTTTGATTGATGAGAATAGATTGTCTTATCAATTAAATACACTCGCAAGATTTTATATAGGTATGGGTAAGGATGAAAGTATTCTTAATGCAGCAGCAAAAGAATATGGTCTTGATCCTAAAAAAGATATGTGGAGATTGCCAGCGCTTTTTGTTGGACAGTACGCGGAACGTGATGCGGAGTCTACACTTAAACTTTGGAAAAGATTAGAGACAGAGCTGTACACACAAGAGCTATGGGATGTATTTAATTTAGAAACTAGATTGTTTCCGTGCCTAGTTGATATGAGATTTAAAGGTGTAAGAGTTGATTTAGACAAAGCAGCTAATATCAAAAAAAATCTTATGCAACGTGAGTCTAAAATCATTAGTAAAATCAAAAGTTTAACAGGAGTTGATGTAGAAATACACGCAGCTCGAAGTATCGCAAAAGCTTTTGACAATTTAAAACTTCCATATGACAGGACAGAAAAAAGTAATGAACCTAGCTTTACTAAAAACTTTTTACAAAACCATCCACACGAATTACCAAAACTAATTGCGGATGCTAGAGAGATTAACAAAGCGCACACAACTTTTATAGATTCAATTACTAAACACGCAGTCGATGGAAGAATACACGCAGACATAAATCAAATACGATCAGATGCAGGCGGGACCGTGACTGGTAGATTCTCTATGAGCAATCCAAACTTACAGCAGATTCCAGCGAGGCATCCGGAGCTCGGACCGTTGATTAGATCTATATTTATTCCAGAAGAAAAAACTACCTGGGGATCGTTTGACTACTCACAACAAGAACCTAGAATTTTAGTACACTATGCAAAATTACAAAACTTAACAGGTGTAGATGAGATTGTAGACGCATACAATGCAGGTGATGCAGACTTCCACCAAGTTGTTGCAGATATGGCAGGCATTGAACGTAAGCAAGCAAAAACTATTAATCTTGGTTTGATGTATGGTATGGGTAAAAATAAATTGATGGCAGAACTAGGTTTGATGAAAGACTCTGCAGAAAAATTAATAAAACAATATCACACCAAAGCACCATTTGTAAAACAACTGATGGACAATGTATCACGTAAAGCAAATGATCGTGGTAAGATTAGAACTTTAGGTGGTCGGGCCTGTCATTTTGATCTTTGGCAACCAACACAATTTGGTATATTTAAACCATTACCACTAGAGATGGCTAGAAAAGAATATGATGAACCATTAAAACGTGCATTTACTTACAAAGCATTAAACAAATTAATACAAGGATCAGCAGCAGATATGACAAAGAAAAGTATGGTAGCTTTATATGAAAATGGTATAATACCACACATACAGATTCACGATGAGGTAGATATCTCTGTTGAGTCTGATAAAAAAGCAGAAGAAATAATAGAGATTATGGAATCTGCTGTGGAACTTAAGGTTCCAAATAAAGTTGATTATGAGCACGGGCCTAACTGGGGTGAAATAAAATAATGGCATACTTAAATGCTAACATACCAGCAACCTATGCACAGATACGAAGGGAGTATTTATATGATCTTAAAAAACATCACGGAGAAGTTGAAGACTGTATTATCTTTGGCCTCACCTCTTTGGGTGGCAGGGCTATCTTATGGCACGCAATTATGGAAAATGGCGCAATCTTTTATCGCCTGCCTATTAGTGCATTTATCCAACGCGGTTTCAAAGTCGAAGACGTACCAAAAAGAAGATTGGATGAACTGGAGCTTTGGAATTCTTTTAGTTATTATCCTACTGTTACTAGTTGGAATATTCTAAGCGCAGCTTCAGGAAAATATATTGGTAAAGATAAGAAGTGGCATTATGGTGGGTATCTATTTACCGTTGACTGGGGACACCCAGATGGTAATATACTAGATACCGATCATTCGGAGATACCACACGAACATAAGTGTGCACACATCATAGCCCTAGACGATGGGAACTATGCGGCGCAGCCAAACAACAGATGCATTTGGGACCTACCTTCATTTACTGTTAAGGATACAATTCCTGACTGGAAGGTGCAAACAAATGAATGGAATGTAGAAGACACAGGTGCGTGGAAGACAGAAGACACCGACAATTTCTTTTATGAGATTGAGGAAAAAAAATGAGGACGTTAAATGAATTTAGTAGATTTGTTAAAGAAAAATATAGTAATGGTACCTGTGGTAGCTTCAGTGCTAGTCGGGACATTTACTGGCGTTCGTTACATTGTAAATCTTACTGACACTATTAATTCTAATCAACTAACTATTACAAATATACAAAGAGATTTAGAAGTAGCTGAAAAAAATATCACAGATATTAACACAAGACTGTCATCTGCTGAAGCAACGTGGCAGATGGCAGAAAATTTATACAGACAACTAGCAGATCAAGTCAGAGAACACGACTATGATATTAAGGATTTAAACAGGTAATGTATGGAGATCGCCAGGATGAATTATTATTTTACAGGTGTATTAATTATTTTATTTGTGTTGTTATGTTTTATGAAACCTGCACACAGTAGAAATGATTATCTCAATAACGGTACTAATACTTGCAGCACTGGTGATCTTAGCCTATCAATCGAACAAAGAGATTCAGAAAACAGTTATAGGCATTTTAATCCCGATAATAATTATACTAGTCCTTCTGATGATAGGTCGTTAAGATTAACTTGGAGACACTACCTAGGTTCAGCCTGCACTGATGATTTTAAAAAAGTACAACAAGAAAATATGGAACTCAAACAGCAGCTAGAGCTGATGAAAATGTGTGGAAAAGTCAATAAAAACCCCACTTTAAAATACAATCCAAACTTCCATTTGCTGGTTGCAAAATGCTCTGGTATAGTGATTCCTGAAAACAAGAAACCCAATGGCAGTCTTTGGGATGATCTAAAAGATGAATATAAAAAAGAAAATCCTGATGTTAAACTTATGGG